ATATATGGAAGAGACTTAAGAAACAAAATCTCTTTTAAAAAACTTTCCTAATATATTATCATTGTAACTGTCTACAAGTAAGACATTGTACTGGCATTGGTAATGTAGTTCCCAGTAGGTTAATTCTTTTTTGGTGTTAACTATCTTAATAATTTTTCTAGTAAACGCTAAATCACTTTTAGATTTTATTTCTTCTAATATTTCCTTATTAGAACCCCAATATGTAGCCCAATCAGATTCTTTTTGTACTCTTTTAGTAGTTGCTTTTCTACCAGGGCCTAATTGTTCAGCTAATTCTTTTTTAGTAAGTTTTTTCTTTACATTATGATAAAGACTTTTTTTACCAATATAAAATTTACCTGTTACTATATTAGTAATTTTATATATAAAACCAAAACTATTTTCTGGGAAGTCTTCTATGATTTTAAACTCTTTAATTCCCATATTTTCATACCAAAACCAGTTATTCATGTTTAGAAATTTAAATTTACTTGAAATAATGCTTCGTTATGAAAATTTTTATTATACGGTCGAGGAAGTTTAGCTGTTGCTAGTAACTCATTATTATCATTATATAAACCAATTGTAGTAATATATGTTTGGGGACTGTTATACCATTCCGGGTGTATTATGATACCTGAGCTACCTGAAATGAAGCTTGGGTTGGTTGAATAATTATACTCTGAGTTTCGGGCTCTAATAAAGACTGAATTGATAGGAGTAAAGTCTTCATATTGGAGTTGGAAGGCAGCATTAATATTTGTTGCTGTAATAAGGTTAGTAATAATAATACCTATATCTGGGAAGACAAGTCCATAGGACCCTTCTCCTTGTCCGTATGAGAATCCCCCACCAGGAAGAGTAAACCCTTCAGTTAATGTGTATGCTCTTCCACAGTTAAGTAGTTGAGGGGGGCTTTCATTACTATTATCAGTGTAATTGCCTATTCTTAAGCTACCCGGGAGAAGAGCAGTTTTATATTTTGAGCGAGCAATTGATATAATGCTAAAAATAGAGCGAGAAGAGCCTCCCCAAGTAAATTCAGCATTTTTATCCCCTAGTACTATGTTGCGAAGAGCTCCATATAATGCTTTACGGGCAATTACTCCATTTTTATCAGCTAGGGCTACACTAAATTGAGTATTAGTTGTAGATCCAATATAGTAATTAGTTATAGTATTTATAGAACCACTAACCGTATATGTTACAGATTGAGAAGAAAAAGTAGGAGAATCAACAGGTATATTGTTAGTATCTGTCCAACATGATGTTGAAGTAGAAACAATATCTGTAATAAAATCTAAAGAATCTATTCTGTTTAAAGCCATAATTTTATCTGTCTAAATTTACTACTATAGTCATATCTGTTGTTCTGCTAGTAGGTACAGGTTGAGATAATTTAGCTACTGCTAATAATTGTTGATCATCATCATATAGCCCAACAGATGTTATGTATGGAGAAAAAGAAGATCCTGTTACAAAATCTAATACTTTTCCACTAGTATCTACAGAACTACTATTTAGAGGATTTATATACCCACTTCCTGAAAACATAGAAGGGTTTAAAGAGTAATTGAATTCATTTTCTCTAAGAGTGCATTTATATTGGGTTTCATATATGATTTTAGAACTTTGAAAACTACATGTTATTTCATTATTAAGGAAATAATCTATACCTCCATCTCCAGCAGTAAGACCATTTGGGAATACAACTATACCATGTGGATATATAATTATTCCTCTGATATTTGCTGAGCCGGATTTATAAATTACTCCTTCACCTGTATCTACGTATTCATCATAAATAAATTCATCGCCAGGGTCAGTTACTTTAAGATAAAAAGTATTTGGATTTATATAATCACCATATAATCGAGAAGGGATAGATAAAACTCTTACTCCAGTATTAGATGATGTTTGAAAATACCTTGAACTAGATAATGTAGTTTGTAAATAGTTATCAAATCTACTGTGAACATTTAAAGTTGCCCCTCCTTCAATAATGTTTCCATTCATGTCAGTTTGAATAGTTTCACCCTCAGGATTTAGAAGTTGGTTAGAATAATACAGTTGTTTTACTGAATTAAAAATAAGGGAAGCAGAAATTGATTGAGTAGAGGAATAGAAGATATCAGTAGCACTATCAAAAGAAGCATTGACTCCTAAATACCTTACCATTCCACTTTCTGATATAGCAGTACTTCCAGTAAAAGTAAAACTTTTATGTGTAACTAAAGGTGTTACAATAACATCTTGTGAAGTAAGAGATTTGAAGGCACCCATTCATTAAAAGTCTAATTTAACACGTATTAATGCTTCTTTAGTAAAATCTTTTTTAAGTGGTTTTGATAACTTTGCTACGGCTAATAACTCATTATTATCATTATACATTCCTACAGAAGTAATATAGGTTTGTGGATTTTGAATAAAAAGATCATATATGATATTACCCGAACTGCCTGAAATAAAGCTTGGATTTTCTGAATAATTAAATTCAGCGTTTCTGGCTCTTATAAATACAAAATCAGATGTTATTGTTTCTTGGCTATTTAATGAAAATGAGCTACTAAATGTAGATCCAGAAACCATTTTAGCATATAGTCTAGCTGGGTTGGTTGGGCTAGGGTTAGAGTTAGATGATTTAGAAGTATTTAATATAATGCCACCATTAGCTTTACTTAAATCTAAAGCAGCGGCATTTAAAACTATTGTTCCAATATCTGGGAGGAATAGACCATAAGATCCAGAAACTGTCATACCTGCTGCCACAGCATTAGGAGCACTGTTAGCTAAAGAAATAGCTGAGCCATTGCTGCCTGATACTATTTGGAATACTCTACCACAGTCAAGGTAAGAAATAGTTGTAGTATCTCTGCTATTATCTGTTAAATAAACAGCATTAGTACTACTAGATAATACTAAATTAAAACTACCTGGGAATAAGGATTGTTTGTAGCGAGCTCTATCAATTGTTAAAGTATAAAAATCGGTTTGGGTTACACCACCAAATACAAAATCAGTATTTTCATCCCCATAAATTAAATTACGGAATTGACCATAAACGGTTCTTGTTGGAGATAAATTACTTATACTAGAATCATACAACAACGAACCTGATCCTTGTTTATTACCATATGCAATATTAAATTGAATTTCAGCTGAGGGGTTAGTGGGTGATAGTTGGTAAACATTTAAGTAATAATTGCCACTACTACCTGCTTCTTGAACAGAAGAAGTATACATATTACTTAATACCGGAGCATTATCTGTCCAAGCCGGTGCAGTAATTGAATCAGCGCTTACAACAAAATCTTGGGGATCTAATCTTTTAAATGACATTTATTATTAATTTTTTAATTAAGCATTTTTATTAATTTGGACAGGGACAGTAATTCTAGCTCCACTATCTCTACCTACTACAGTTAATGTGGTTGAAATTTGGTTTACTCCTGTAGGGAATAAAATATTAATTGTAGTAGCAGCCATATTAATGGTAGTACCAACTACGGTTTTAGACACGTTAGTTCCAAGAGTAGTTGTTGAATTTAACGCGTTAGCTTGAGTTGTATTAATACCTACACCATTAAATGCACTCATTAATCTAACATCAGCTATAGTAGCAGTATAACCAGAAGATTCGCGAGTTTGAGTTCCACCTAAGTAATTTAAGGTTTGAGGGCTAACAGCAAGTGAAGCACCTTGATTTAAAGTAATAACAGTGTAACCAAGATCTAAAATAGGAAGTTTAGAAGTACCTCTTGGAAGAGTAGTAAGCAAGTATTTCATTGCTTGAGTTTCATCAGGAAATGCTTCTAATAAAGGCATATTATCAATTGCTTGGCCATAAAATGATGATCCAAGAGGATTATTAGGATTATATAAAGTATAATCAATTTCATCATCTGCTAAAGCAAATTGTGTAATTCTAAAAGAACCGTCATTTCTAGCTAGTAATTCTCTACCTTTTCTTGTTAAGATAGCATCTACTGTAACTATTGAATTATTAAGATATCCCATTTTTTATAGATTATTTTATTATAAATATTAATTAATTATTTCTTTTTGTGTTAAATCTACAATTATTTTATCATAATTATCTACTAATTCTTTAGATATAAATTCAGGTTGAATTATACCCGCAAAACTATTTCCAGCTACAGGTTTAGGTACATCTAAAACAACATATGTTCCATCATTTACTACTCGATAAATTACAAAATGATTTAATTCAATTGGATAACTACCAGGTGTATATGGAACAGATATAGATGAAGTTAAATTAGTCAAAGCAGGAGCAATAGTAATAGCTAAACCTGTATCATCACCATTATAAGAATTAATTTCTTGGATGTTATATATAGTATAAACTTGGTCTTTTTTATATTCAAATCTTATAAAATCCCCAGGACTAATATCACTAAATGGTATTGCAATAGGAGAAAAATTCATAGCGGCTGAAGCTGTAGGGAGATTTTGGGTTAAACCAGATTGCCACATATTGGTTAATCCAGGAGACATTAGTAAAACTGAGTAACCTCCATTAAGAGCTGGGAAATTGTTTCCTCCTTCCCAATAAGAAGCAGTAGTTATATTAATATCAGCTAAAAAAGATGATGTTGCACCTGTTCCTGTTCCTGGGGGAGTTTCTTGACCTATATATAAGACACTTTGATTACGACCAGCTGCTACCCCTTTAACTTTAATAGTACGAAAAGGATTATCATCAAAAACATAAGCCTGCACTACAAAAGTATCATCTTCATTATAATCAAAAGATGGTGACCAACCTGATGTGTATACCCCGCCTTCATTATATCTAATAAAATCATTTACAAACTCTGAGCCTACAGGACCAACCATATTTCTTGATATTGGTGATAGTCCAGAAGTGTTAGCATTCCAAGATATTGGATTACCATTTTGTAAGATTATAATTCCAACTCTATTTTCAGCAAATATATCAGTCCAAGTTGGTTCAAGATATAAATCAACTTTCATTCTAATACGAGTACCAGTTTGAAGTGAACTACTTAAAATACGTTTTGTTTGAGCAGAAATAGAAGTCCAAGCTGGAGATTGTGGGTTAAGGGTTTGGTCAAAATCAATATTACTAGGAGTAATAATAGATTCATCTATATCATATTCATTACCACTATATCTAAAATAAGCAGTCACATTAGGTACAGTCACGTCAACAGTTTGAGTAGACAGTGGTCCAAAACTCATTGTTGTGACATAATTTTGTTTATTTTCTCCAGTTTCAGTTACTAAAATAGGTACTATTCGACCAACATGAGTTATATTATGGATACCTGTTAATGAATCATCATTTGGATTTTCTGTTAGTAAAGGATCATTACCTATTAATCTAACTATAGCTCTTTTACCAGGTTCAAAATTATCAATCAAATTATATAAAGGAACACCTTGAGGATCAGCAATATTATTAGCAGGTTCAGGGTTAACAACATTACCTTTTGTATCAATTAAATATTTAATAAAATATGCTGTTTGGTCTATAAGTTCAGGACCAGTTCCTCCTACACCATCAAAATAAGCCATGTATGTTTGATTTTGTTCTACTACAGGATCTTGAGGAGTAGTACCAACATAAAATTTTTCAAAATTAGCTGTGTTTAATGCACTATTATAAGGTTGATTAAATATATCTGTTTTTGTTGGCATAATCTTTATTTTTAAAACGGTTTATTAAAATCATATGAACTTACTCTTGATCCATTATATCTAATATTAGACCAAGTTTTTGAAGAATAGTTTGAATCTTGAACTGAGGCAGGAGTTGCAGTTCCTGAGATTATAGTATCAAAATTTTGGGGAAAGAATATTCCTGCTCCATAATCAACATCTAAAAACTGGGATGAGAATTGGGGGGTCTCAGCATTACCGAATAAAGCATTATAGTCATTATATTCAAAATCTGGAAATTCAGGGTTAGGTATAAGTGAAGAGGTATAGTTTATAATAACATCAGTACTTACTGTATCGCCAGAAGAAGTTATAGGTTGGGCTTGTAAACCAAATAAATAATAAGTTGACTGTTCTTGAACAGAATTAATAATGTATTGAACAGGACCTATATCACTATATGTTAATATAAATGATTGAAGTTGTTCTAAATATGCTGATTTATCTATACCATTTTGGTCGATTTTAGATATCTTAGCGTATTTAACACCTGGGGTTACTGTAGATTTATATGTATTATTGCCGGCCATATTTTGGGTTGGTTTTTATTTATTTACAGGTGCTGTGGTTATAATACTTCCAGTATCATACCACAATGCTATACTTCCAGTACCTGGGGTTAGGGAAAGAAAAAATGGGAGAGAATAAGAAATTCCAGCAAAATCTCCATTTGATGGGTAAAGATATATACTATAGTTTATTGGTTCAGTTGAAGGATATTTAAATTCATTTTCATTATTTAATTCACCATCTGATGTCTCAATTATAGTTCCCGGGAGTTCACCATTGTAAAATTCGGCTTGGTCATCATGTAATGATTGAGTTAATCCTAAAGGTGTTTTAATAGATTCATACCAAGATTGAGTATTATTTACTTCAGGGGTTAGGGAATTATAATCATTAAAAGTACCTCCAGTACTACCCGTAATAAATCCAGAAACTATAGAACCACTATAATAATTATTACTACTAGTAACTTGTGGTTGTACAACTTTACTTCGTTCTAATAAATGCTGTTTAATAACAATACCTGATTTTAGATTTGTTCTTGCAGGAACAAAATCTTTAATCATCTTAAATAATGAGTTATCAAAATATTTTATTAAACGAATATAATTTATTGGGTTATAATATGGTACATTATTAGCAAAGTTAGGTGAACCAAAATATGAATCAGCATATGTTTCTAAATCAGGATAATCAGAATAAAATGTTTGTCTAGGATCTCCAATATATTCTCCTATATCAAAATAACCTAAAGTTGATTTAATATGATTATCTACTTCATTCTGGGGAGAAAATGCAATTTCTATAGAACTAACATTTGAAGATATACTTGAAGTAGAGGCTGCAACTTGTTCTAAGCCACGAAATGCAGATAATGTATAAGCTTCTTGGGTATATTGGACACTTATGGGAGGTAAAGAAGCAGATATTGCTGATGAGGAGAGAATTATAATTTTATCATTTATAATATCTCGAACTCCTGTTCTTGGGATGGTGGAAGTGTAATTACCACCAAATTCACTTACTTGTAGAATAGAACTAGTAATACCAAACATACTAATGATGTTCTGTAAACCAGCGGTTGTTCCTTTAGATTTTAATAAATAAGGTAAATTGTGATAAATACGTTTATACATTTCTTTATTAACGTCATCTAAAGGAGTATACAATGATTCTTGAGATGCTGTTACATATGTAGTAATTTTTTCAGCATCAACTGGGTTAGGGTTAACAGTGCGAGTAAAACTACCTGAGTTAATGCTGGTAAAAGCATCAAAAAGATCACTAATAGAAAAATTATTTTGGTAGATTTTTAAACCAAAAGATCTAATAGCATCTGCTACTAAATCCTTAGATATACCGTATTCTAAGCGATTATCCCCACTATATCTATTAGTTACATCCTTATAATATACCCAAATATTATCATAGTGTTGACCAATCATGTTAACAAACACTTTGTAGGGTTCGTTTTGAGGGTCATCTTTTAAATATGCAGGTATAGTATTTATTAAATAATCCTGGTTGTTTTGGTCATAATCTGTAGCATCACTTAATAATCCTTCATACCAAGTAGTAACAGAAGCATTACTACTAGTTACTAAAGTATAAGGAGGAGTAGTAGTACTTTTAGGGTATGTTATTGAACCTGTTTCAAAATATAAATAATATTCAAAACCATCAAAATTTTTAATTATATCTGTAATCTTATTACTGTAGTATAAAGCACTAGAAGTTAAAGATGCACTTATAGTAGAATTAATAATATTTAAGCTTGAGCTATATTGTTCAATAAGTTGAACTTTATAAAAGAAATTTTCAACTCTAGATGTAGCTGAGGAAAAATGAACAAAATCTGAAAAATTGGAATAATCTATTCCTATATTTAGACTTTTTTCTGCTAAATATGAGATAATTTGATCATATGAAGATACAAGCCCAGTTGTTAATAATTGTTCATAATTAATATAATTAGTTGAGTTATTAACTCTGTCTTTTATAGAAAGATTTAAATTTGGACCTTTAAGTGTAGGATTAGTTAGTTTAGGAGTAACAGGTAAAAATTCAAATGTAACATTAAATGCTAATGAATCTGCAACTTTGGTAACAATCCATAGAGTATCTTTTACATTAAATTGGGGAGGTAAAGGTTCATATAGATTAATTAATATTTCATATTGTGTACTTGTTTCATCAAGTAATATGTTATTAGCTATAACTAACTCATTATCCCCAAAATTTAAATAAAAATCTTGAAAATATGTTAATTCATTTAATTGGTTCTTAAATTGATTTACTAAAATCTTAAGATCAAAATTTGCTAAAACATTTGAACCTAATCTTACCTCTGTTCTATCAGGAGAAATACTTTTTATAAAATAATTTTGATTCTCAAAAGATGAATTAAGTTCATTACTAAAAAAATTATATATAACATTGTATGATCCTTGAGAAAAACCTGCATTAAGTAAGTTTTTTTCTGGGTCTAGGGAAATTTCATAGGTTGTAGAAAAATCGGAGCTGTAAGAAACAGTATCCGTTACTACTTGGTAGTCAGTAAAATTATAGTTAGTAAGTGCATATGATCTACCTAAAGATTGAATAGTATATTCTACCCTGTGTGCTGAAGGGTTGAATAAAGAAGGAACGGGCGCAATAGAAAGTAAAGTTAAATCCTGGGTAGAATAAAACTGGGTTTCTAGGTTAGCAGGGTCTATAGAAGTTACTAGTGCGGCCATTATGAATTATTAGGTGATGAATTGGTACTAGGTGGAGTTTGAAGGGAAAGCAATTGTTGATTAGCGGCAAGTAAATCTTGTCTTAAAGTAGTTATTTCATCTAATAAAAGTTGGATTTCTTCATTAGTTTGTTCAAAACCAATATAATCACCACTAGTTTTAGCTAAGTATTCATGTGAATTAGTATTCCCATTAGTAGGTATATCATAAAATAAAGTATTATATAACTCAAAAAATTCTCCTATAGTTATAGTATCTACTAAAGGAGGTGGCGGTACTGATACTTGGGAAAAAGAAGTATCAATAGTGTTTTTATAGTTTTGTTTGTCAAAAACTGTTTTATTTAATTCATAATTAGCCATTAACTACTTTAAAATAATAATTGTTATCAAAAACTACTGTTGAACCATTTATAATACTCTTAATAAGTATTTTATAATATCTTTCAGGTTCTAAACCATTCATATAAAGTGTAAAATAACTACCTTGCCTATCAACACTTAATTGAGTATATTGGTCATCGAAATCTACAACAACTTCATTAGTATCCAAGTCTTTTATAGAATAATATGAAGAAGTTGGTAAATAGTAATTTTGTGTATAATATGAAGAAGTTTGAAAAGTTCTTAGTGGATAAGTTGGTCTGCTATTAATCCTAAATATGTTTACACTTTCAGGGTAAAAAACACCAATATTATTATCAATAGATACAGTAGCAGTTGTTGTAGATAATTCAGTAATAGTAGAAGATCCAGTACTAAATGTATAATCTCTCCATCTAAATTCTAATTGTGGAGGATATATGGTATGGGTATCTGAAGAGAAGAATTGGATTTTAGATTGGTAGTCTTCATTATTAGTAAATTCAATAGCTTGTTTAGCTATAATTCCGTTATTAGCTATAGTTCCACTGTACCAGGCTTTAACTATGTTAGTAACATTTGTATCAATATCCCCTGAATCTTTATAGGTAAAACTTTGGGTAGAATAAATTGGTAAAACAGTAGTATTAGAGGAGCTTATATACCAAGTGCCCCCTCCAATTTCATTTCCATAAGACGCAGTTACAAATGCAGAAAATCCATTAGTAGTCCAAGCATTACTTCCAGAATAAGATCTCCAAGTCCAACTAACTCCATTTTCAATTTCAGGATCATAATTGTATTTTCCAGTACCCATATTCCAAGAACCAGAAATTGGATAAAATTCAAGGATAGTAGTAGTACTAAGTCCTTCTAAATTAGCAGCAAATCCTTTAAAATTAGCTTGCCATTGAGATCCATTAATTTTATTATCTATAAGATCTGTAATTTCATTTGAGTCAAATTGGATTAAAAATCTGCTAGCTTGAGGATAAGAAGATAAATTATTTACTAAAGTAGTAGTTTCTATAATTTCATCTAACCCTGTATTTTTATTAGGGTATAATGAATAGATAGTAGCATCTTTAACAGGAAATAGTTTATAAACAGCCATTTTTTATTATAAATATAAAAATTATAAAGATACAACACGTCCTTTAATATCACCATCAGGATATTTAACTTCAAAAATCATAGGATCTAATGATGGATAAATAGTATTATTTTGGGTTGCCCCTGCAATATCATAAGCAAATGGGGAGTATCCTAAATTAACACCTACTTTATTAGTTATATGAATAGTTTTAACAGTTTGAACACCATCAATTTTATCTAACATGATATATAAATCTCTTAACACAATTGGTTCATTCATTTGCCATTTATCAATTTCAAAATAACTTTTTAAAGCATTAATACAATTAATTAAAACTTCACTATTAATATATTCAGGAAGAACTATAATATCAAATTCTACTCCAATATTAATAACATATCCATCTCTAATTCGGATACTGTCGTTAATTACTCTATATTGAGATAAATATGTTTTTAAATTATTTTTTAAAGTATCTAAAGCAGGTTTGAGTTTTTTATTACCATCATATGCTAAAATATATAAATCTAATATAGATGGAGTTTCACCAGGAAGAATGTTTTCTAATTTTTCGGGTTCAAGATATATCTTAGCTATTGAACCATATTGTGAAGGTAAACTTAAAGCTCTAACTAAATAATCATCTTGAGTTACGGTTCTTAATTGAGTACCAAATGCTGCTAACGAATTAAATCTTAATTCATCAGTAGTATCTCCATCTTTACCCCCAGTAGCTGCTAAAGGATTAGTAACAGCTACAGAATTAAGGATTCGAGTTTGTAAAGTAGGATCTAAACCAACAGCATTAAATGTAATATTAGCAGTATTAATGATAGATGTAATAGAGTTAGCGGGTACATTAGCTGATATTCCACCACCAGTTAAATATCTTACTGTTAATGTTGTGTTATATGGGGCAATACCGTAAGTACCTGTATATAAGAAATTAGCAGGATCAAAAGCTGTATATAAAAACTGGTTTGTACCTGAGGATAAATTTAAGCCTACGTTTGTTGGGTTAGGGATAATTTCCTCATCATTATTTTGAGTGTTAGTACCTGCTCCAAATTGAATTTGAAGAGTTGTAGGAGTAGTAAAACGAGTTACAAACCTACGTGGAACTTTTCGTAATTGTAATAAATAAGGTACTTCACCTGAGTCATTAGGATTAGTATTAGCTATAGTGTCATATATAGTTTCTTGGGCAAGATATGGTACTTCGTACCACTCATTAGTATTACTATCTACTATATCTAATACTTGTATGATATTTGAGTCATTAATTTCTACTGTTTGGAAACGCTCTGGAGCTCCAAATGAAAAATCAATAGAAGTTACATTTGCCGAAACAGCATTTCTAGTTTTCTTAAGTAAGAAAAAATCAGGGACATCTCCAACTGTGCTGTATACTGTAATTTGAGTAGGATCAGCTGAACTAGAAAAGGTAAAATCCACAGAGTCATGCATGATAAAGCCTGTAGCTCCATTTAAATTAGAAGCTAAAGTAGTATTAGCTGCTATCTGTACAGCATAATCAAAATCTGGGTTCCATTCATTTTCTATAGGGTCTAATTTGGCTGGTACTTGTTGGTAGATATCAATAGAGGCTAAGGCAGCAGTGGTTACTTTAGGTTTATACCCTAACATGTATGCTAAAGTATATAAATTATTTTGTTGTCTAGCAAATTGAACAAAGTTTTCTTGAATTTGATTATCAAGATAAAATGACATCACATCACCAACATACGCTGACATTTCCATGAATAGCATTCCTGGGGATGAAGGGGAGAAGTCGTTGTATGTTGATGGGAAATATGTTCTAGTGTATTCAATAAGAGCATTTCTTAATTCACCAAAATCTTTATTTATATATTTTATATCTCTATTTTCAGTTGCCATTATAATGTAATTTGAAGATTTTCAGGAGTATTTCCTAAGTATGAATAATTTATAGATAATTGTATAGTATTTTCATCATATATTGGAGTTAAAGATACTCCATTTATTCTAACTGCAGGAAAGTTTGCTGATAAATCGTTGTTAATTTTGATTTCTAAGCCTTTTAGGTATTCATCAGTTATATTTTCAAACAATTGGTTTTGTAAATTAGAACCAAACCCTGGGTTAAGAACTCGCTCACCTTTATTAGTCAACAAAAAATTAATCATGTTTGATTTAACTTGATCCGTAGTAGTATATGTTGATGTAAATACAGAAGTTCCTGTGGTTAGTGATGGATTAAATCCAGATCCTGTATATAAGGGGGTACCAGCATTAGTAGCACCACCATTAAAGGGAATAGATATTCCAACAGCAACTCGCTGATTTAAGTCTAAAGGGTTTTGGTTTGCTATTCTAATTGCCATTATTTAGTCATTAATCCCATTATTTGATCTAAACTTACTTCACCATTAGGCAAACTTGAACCTTCACCTACTGTGCTAATAGGAGGAGGAGTATAAGCTGGTTGAGCATGTGATGAATTGGCTGTCATCATAGTATCAAATTCACCTCCAATCATGCTACGTAAATTACGTTTAATATCTGGGTTGATGTTAGTTGATGTAGTTTTTATATTAAAAGCTAAAGGATCAGTATTTTCAGAAACTACAGCTTTTGGAGAACGTACAGCCTCAAGAAGTATATCTTTAATTTCTTCTTGAATTGCTTCACGAACTGCTTCTTTAATTAACTTTTTCAATATATCTGTTTTCATATATATAAATATTTGATTATTCAGCTGTTAACTGAGGGTTTGAGTCTATAATGAATTTTAGTTGGTCTATTAATACTTGTGGATCAGATGCGAATGATGAATCTGTTTTTAATACAGGTACTCCTTGTTTGTTAATAGCTTGGGCAAAGCGTTTAGGATAAGAAATATTAGAAGTATCATCTAATTTTAGTTCTAAAAGAAATCCTTTATAAATTTTTTCTTGTTGTATTACCTCACTATTACTTATTCCGGTAGATGAGTTGACTAAATCATTTAATTCATTGTTAATTTCTTCAAAAGGCACATCTTGATCTTCAGCACATTGAAGTATAAGAGCATCTAAAGAATTTAAAATAACTAAAATTACTCCAAGTAATGTTCCTATAGTAGCTAAAACTACAGTTGCAATATTAAGTATAACATTAAATTTTTTAGCAGTTTCTTCAAGTTTAGCTAATCCTACAGGTACTCCTGGAGGAGCCGGAAGAGGAACAGCTGATGATGCTGCAATACCAATTCGTAAAGCAGTAATAGTGGTTTTAAGTCCTAAAGCTATTTTAGATAAAGTTATTATGGTTTTGTATATAGCATTAATTTGCTTTACTAGCTTATTACGTTTTTCTATAAGTTGTAATAACCCAGCTCTATTAGGACAAGAAGCTAAATCTTTTATAGTATCTAAAGGTAATTTAGCTAAAATACCTTGTACTACAGCTGCTCCAAAAGGTAATAATAATGATATTAAAAAAGGAATAATTTTTCGCCTAATTTTATCTTTTTGAGAATTAAAAATATTAACTAGTCGTGCTTGAGGTGCAAGTTGTGATTTTAAATTTTTATCTAAAGTTTTATTATTTTCAGCCTTTGTTTCAGCATTAAGTTGAGAAGTAGCAGTAGTAGTAGGATCAGATTCAGGTGTTAAAGTAATACGAGGTATTTCAGTTACTATATTAGAAGAAGGAAGGTTAACTATAGGAATTTTACTTATCTGAGCATTTGTGGGAAAATATTTAGAAGCACGAACTTCTGGAGTAAGTTGTAGTATTATTCTGGGGGGGTTATCTGGTGAATTTGTAGATAATGTAGATTCATATGAGGAAAGATAGGCGATTGATCCTAAAGGTTGATTAAATGGTGGTTGGGTTAAGTAGGCTTCTAGTTCATAATAACCAATTTTTACTATAGGAGATGATTCTGCCGTAGTAGTAAGATTATCCTCTGTTAAATAAAGAGCAGTAATAATATAATCAAGATTATCATCTGTATTAATTGATACATTACCATTTGTATCAGTATGACCAACTAATTTAAGTACTCCATGGTTTTCAACTCCATCATCTCCAAGAGCAGGAGTACTAAAAATTGTAGCTCCAGCTAGAACGTTTTCATCAAATGTATTAGTAGATGGGTCACTAAATTTGTAATATACATTTAATATTTTTCTAGGCATAGTATATATTTAATTAAAACTACTAACATAATCTATATGAAAAACGTGATTCTCCATTAACATTACCTTGTATAAATGATAATATAAATGGATTATTGTTTGGTATTCCATTTAAATTAAAAACTAGATCACCTTGAATTATAGCATAACCTACTACAGGGATACCTTGGAGAGAATTAAAGCAATAATCTATATGTTGTAGATAATCTGTTTCGTTGGCTACTGGTCTGTTATTATTAAATATATAGTTATATCCTATAACTTGTTGTGCTACGGCTGAAGCTTTATTTCTATTTATGGTACCATCAGTTTGTATAAACCAATCATCTATTAAACTTTGGCGTAAATTACCGTTAGAATTAGACCCACTTAACACAAGGGGATAAGTATTAGCTCTAGGAATATTAGTAGGAGAAGGACTTAATCTTTCTCTTAAAAATATTGTAAATCCCCAAGAAATAAGACTACCAACCTGATTTGCTCTTATATAATAAGTAGGAGTATAGACTGTATTTGCAAGATTAGATGTAGGACTAAGTCCAAATCTATCTGGAAGGCCAAAAGCATCAATAGTAAGTGTATTTACTCCAGGAGGTTTAGTAAGTCTAATGTTATTTCTAAAAGAACCAGTAATAGCTATTGGTCTACATGGAGTTGCAGCAAAGCCAGCTTCCACTTCTACGTACTGCCATTGTTTATAATAACTAAGAGATTTTGATGGGTCATATGAACCTTGTTGTACTAAAATTTCTTTTTGAATAGTAGGGGCAGGTGAACCATTACTAGTAAAATATTGGTTCACATATACTTCTAAATTATTAGCTCTTTTATCTGATAATGAACGTACAGGTAAACTAGCCTCAAAGTCTGGGTTGGAGGTACCATTAGATTGAGATAGGTTATAGTCTAAAACACCTACATCATATGGGTCTAAAGAGGAAACTAAATATTTACCCGCATCAAATCCTCCATCAAATCGAAATACACCTCCTGTTCTTGAATTAATATTTGGAGGAGGAAAATTAAAGGTCCCAGTAGGAGAAGGATTTTTAATAGTGACAGAAGTAAAGCCATCCCTTACATATGTTATTACTACAGTAGAAAGATCAATACCATCAGGTACATTAGATATACGCCATATACCAGATGCGTCAGTAGTAGTGGTTAATAATCTACTTTGACCTGAGGAGTCAGTATAACGAAGTTTAATAGTTACATTATTTAAAGGATTACCATTAACTGAGTCTAAGAGTCTTCCGGAATATGGGTTAGGCATAATTAAGAAATTTTAACATTTTTAGATAATAATTTTTTATCTTGAATAAAATTATTAATAGATATTGATATATCCTCAGCATCACTAGAAATAGCATTTAGTGAGGCTATTGGTGCTCCAAGTGAGTCAGCAGCATTTTTAAAAGCTATATTTAAAGTATCCATAAAAACAGATAATTCTTTTAATAAAAGATTTAAATTATCCCCCAATACAGGTGGTTGAATATTTATTCCCTCTGTTCCACTAGTAATTCCTAAACGTACTAAAGGAGATGCTAAAACAATTTGAGTTCCACCGTCTATATTAATAGTAGTGTCTGAAGAAAAATGCATTGATTTTTCAGAGCTTAAAATAATACTATCTTTATTAGCGTTAAATACTAGTCGTCCTGAATTTAAAATTATTTGATTTCCTGAATATGAATTAACATTATCGGGAATGTCTGTAGAGGGAAGTTTATTGTATGAGTCAACTAAATTACTTGTAAGAGTAAATTTATTAATTTGTTGGGTAGAAGTTAAATAGATAGATGACATATCATTACCTATATCTTCTGTTGTAGGAACCCAAGGATCAGTTAATAATACCCCCTGCCCATTTCGAATTATAGTAATTGGATCCCCATCTTTACCATCACCATTAGACCAATTATTTTTAATAGCAACCTTACTAACTGTAGATCCTAGCCTAATAGAATTTCCAAATCTGCCTTCATATATAATATCTCCTTCATATGATAATAAAGGATGTATGTTGCTTATATTTGTTTCTTTAAATGTTTTTCCTAAGTCTATTTCAGTAGATTGGTCTTCTACTCTTCGTATAGTTGCTCCAGCAGCGGTTTGATCATAATCTCTTCTTTGTGTATCAGGTAAAATATTAGCAGCTGGGATAGCATTATGAATTTGGCTATTCCAAATATTAATAGGAGGTAAATAATATGGAGATACAGATGTAGTATTAGTAGTAATATTAGTATTAGGAAGATATATTATTGGAACTAATTCATTAATTAATGGATATTGTTTAAGATTTGGAAAAAGAGGATATGCTGCTACTTTACCAGAACTAACATTATTAAAAGTAGGATTTTTAACAGCATCTATAAAAATAGTACCTATACCATTCCATTCTCCATATTTTTTAAAATCTATATGAGTATCATCTAAAATGATATCTATTACTCTATATGTTGATATAGTAGAAGTAGTAGCTCCTCCAGATGAAGCACCCGCAGTAAAATTTGATCCATTACTGGTTTGATTGCCATATGAGACTGTAGGCATTAGTTACCTCCTTCTTTAAATTTGTCTATTTCAGCAAGTAATTGGGCTTTTTCTTCTTCAGAAATACCAAAACCGCCTTCGGCGGTTCCATTATTACTCATAATACGTTGAATAATAGTAGCCATTTTAATTAATTGCTCATCATTTTTAACACTTATTTCTAAGTATTCTTTAATTAAAGGAACAATTAAAGTAGCATCTCCTATTTCGTTTACTAGTGGTTTTAATTCTGATATGAGAGCAGAGATTTGTTTGTCTTTTTTCTTTTGATTATTATATATCTCCTCTAATATGTCAGAAAATTTTTTACCACCAAATACAACATTGTCTAAACCATTCATGATACGTGTTTAATAATAAATATAATTATGGGAAATTTGTATACCCATTTTCTAAATAAAAATAATAATGGTTTTTAAATATATCGTAAAGTTTATTTGCTATTTTAGTAATTTTTGGGGTTTTAGCATCAACAATTTCTCGAATGTAAATGTATAGCGCCTTTTTATTAAATATATCTATGTTTTCTCTTTTACGGAATAATTCTAAAATTGCATCTGCTATTTTAGCATCTCCATCTTTAGGAAATAATTCATAAATATTATTAGAACAATATTTAACATACTCATCTATAAACATTGAAAGTTTTTGATTAATAGGAGCATCATCAATATTATAGCTATATTTCTCATCTGATTCAAGTTCTTCAATCGGTGCTTTGTCTACTCGTTTTTTATAGTTTTTAGTATTTGAAATAATCAAATAACGCTTAGCAATAGTTCCAAAATATGAATACGCTTTAGCCCCCCTTTCTGGGTTGAATAAGTGGATTTTAGAAAGTAAAAATGAAATTACCTCATGTTGTAAATCCTCAATATTACTTACTTCGGTATAGTAAAACTTAAAAGTATGGATAATATTTTCTGTTAATTTAAAAAACGCATAATGGATACGATCACGATATATTTTATTTTTTGTCTCGTAATCTAAAGTATTATTATACTCAACAATTGCATTTTCAGTTTCTTGAGTGAAATACATCCCACTAGTTTTTGGTTTTACTACTACCGCTGCTACATCACTCATAAATTCTTAATATTGAACTGGTTTAAAATACTTTGGATTTGTTTAACTGATTCGAAGAAAAAACCTACTTCATCATCTGATTTGAATGATTCTCTAGCGTCTACTTCTTTAAGTTTTTTATCTGACATTTCAATTATATCAGATATTTTGTTTAGGTAAGACATGTATCCTATCAATATATCTTCTTGTTTTTCATTTTTTCTAAGAAGATTAAAGGTTGTGTATCCTAGGATCACAACCATTAAACTTAATATAACAATTGCTATAATCATATATTATCTAGTAAACTTTTTAATCCTTCACTCTTGATATTACCTAAAGCTTTAGTTTTAATAGGTGCTTTTTTGTTTTTTTCAATTGTGAAATTTAATGATTTATTTTGAGTTGTTCCATTTTTTAATTTCGCATTCCATTCTTGCTCAAATTCAATCCTAGCAGCCATTAAATCTGCCTGGTGGATGATATGTACTAAAGCTGTGCGGGGTTTAGTTTCTGGGAGGTAAGACATTAAGTATGGCTTGTTAGCATCATCATATAAACCATCATGTAACTTAATTGCTAACATCTCATTTTTAGAAAATACAATATCATGAGACATTAACAAATACAAACTGCGGTCTGGGACAGACATGTATTCAAGTTGATTGTTGAATTTGTAATCTTCACCTAGTTTATCTTTTCTCCATTGGTCGTCCTGGGGGAGGTATGATTCATTTTCTTCATCACCCATTTTACCCAAGTCATGATTTAAAGCAGCAAATACTAATTCATCAAAGGTATATGCAGAAGTATCAACCCCCATTTCTTTCCACACTTGGTGGAGTTTAAGAGCACATTGTACTACTCGTAATACGTGATCTACATAACCGCCTGGGAATGCATTGTGATATTCTTTTTTATGGGAAGCAGGCATAAGCATAATACGCTCAGCATATAATTCATAAAATGATTTTAATTCAGAACATCTAGGCTCAGAGATATGCTCATCAATGATGGATAAAAATTTATTCCAATTATCTTGGATTTGTTCTGCTGTTAATTTCATCGCGCAGCAACATTTAATTCATAACCATCAATTGGTTCACTTTCAATATACATTCTGGCTTGGTCAATTGAAGTGTTAATGTTTTCTAAAGCTTCTTTATAGACCTCAACAGGTTGTTGTTGGTTGATAATAAAGTTAAGTTGGTGAGTTAAGCCTTCAATCTTGCTAAGCTCACGTAAAATACTGTCTCTATGTTTCATAATTTAAATATATTTTTGTTAATTTGTTATTATATACATACAGAAGAATTAATTATGTCTTGAATTTGTTTAAGATAAATACATTTTTCGTATTCTTCTAAAGATTCATAATAATTTAAGGCACTAGTTAGGGTTTGCTTAAAAATTTCATCTGAGGATAACTTGAGACAATCCAAATGGGTGGTATCTTGGAAATCAAGTTTTGACAAGTTATCATATGCCCTGCTGTAAACCATATAACTACTTGCCCTTTCAATCTCATCAGTATCCAGATCCGGACTAGTTTCCCCTAAAAATTTAATTATCTGCTTAGCAAATGTCTCATAATTTACAATTAGCTTTTTAAATACCCCAATCCAGATTATAGGACTATCAGACAAGTCTATTTGTACAATAGCTTCTTCTGGTTCCTCAGAAGATTTAAATAGGTTAAATATTTTGTTGATATTCATGTATATAAATATATAAAGAAAAAAAGCGGCAAAAAGCCGCTTTAAAAAGTAAGTTTAATTATTTATTATCCTTTAATTAATTGTTTAGCCCCAGTTGATCCTGTTGCTTTATCAAATCGTGAGTCTGTATATGAACGACACTCAGCTATTTGGTTATAAACTCGTTCTAACTCATAAGATGTTTGACGATCTGTATCTTCAAATTTTTTATAAACTTGTTGAAAATTATAATCTCTCTCTCGAGTATTATTATCTATCCACTCATGAGTGGATTTTAACTCTGCTGTTAATTTGTTAATCTTAACTATACCCCAAACAATTACAGCCATAAAAGCAACTGCAATAATCGAGAGCATACCTAAAACGAAAGATGTTGTTTCCATAATTTGTTTCTCCTTTATTTTAAATAACTTACTTTTTAGTGCACCTTGCAGGAATCGAACCTGCGACCTACTGATTATGAGTCAGTTACTCTAACCAATTGAGCTAAAGGTGCTGATTGGAGCAAATATAATAAATGAATTCTAAATTACCAAACTTTATTTGGAGAATAAACTCTAAAGAAATGATATGAAGTACGAGCTAAAGGAAATCTAATTACAAAGAAATTATAACTATCCCAAAATTTAATAGCATACTTACTATCAAGTTTTCCATCAAAATAAACTTCAGCTGTTCCTGTTCTAAGATCACAAACAAACTTTAAAGCATTATTTTGGATGATGTAGATATCTTCTTCCTCTATTAATTTAATCTTATAAAGTTGATCTGTTCTATAGAGTGAATCAACAACCATACGACTATGTCCTGGGATGAATAGTCTATATTCTTCTTGATCAAATCTTTTGTTTATGGGGACGTATTGAGAATATAATGAAACCTTTATTAGTAGTGCTAGAAGCACAGTTAATATTTTCATTATGGTGTGTTTATAATAAATATTATAAACCAAGTACCCCTATCAGGGATCGAACCTGAAACCTACAGATTAGAAATCTGTTGCTCTATCCAGTTGAGCTATAGGAG